GTAGTGCGTTTTATAATAACATGCTTTACATCTATAAGCATAACCATTCGGAGTTGTATTATTTTTATGAAATTTTTTCTTTGATTTGCTTTCTCCGCATAATGAACAAGTTACATCAAAATCTTTATCTGTGTATTTATTTCTAGTTCTATTGAATTCTAAATAACCCTTTTGTTGTATTAAAGAACATTCGATACAAATTTTAGATAAACCATCACTACATGTATTAGCTATATGGAAATATTCTCTAGGTTTAGTCTCTTTACATATATTACATTTCTTTGTCGTCTTAAATATTTTATCCTTTAATTTCATCAACTCATAATTTTTCTTTCTATTTTCCTTATCACACGACTTACACCAACTAGATAAGCCGTCAGGGCTATCACAATTTTTAGAGAAGTTCCTTATAAATTTATTTTCTTTACACACTGAACAAGTTTTAGAATCGACTTTCTTCTTTTCTCTACTTCTTAATTTCAGCTTTGATTTAGTTTTCTGTGTCTTAGCGCAATCTTTACAGTAACAATAATGTCCATCTTTAGTTTGTTTACATTTACCAAATTCAATTTTTAATTTTGTTTCTTTACAGTGACCACAAACTTTGTATCCTTCAGGAATAACTGTGATTGTTTTATCTTTATTCTTTTTCAGAGTTAAACAGTCTATACAATTACTATTAAGACCATCCTTGTTACCGACATCTTTATAAAATTTAGAGTAGTCTTTTGTTTCCCCGCAAGTAAAACATTTCTTAACACTCACATCTATTTTTGGTCTATCTTTTACTTTATTGAAATAATCAGAACCTTTTATCTTGATACAAGTTTTACAATAAGGGCTAAACCCATCTTTCCTTTGTTTCGATTCATAAAACTCATCAACCCCTTTCAATTCATCACAAGATGGACACCACTTAAATCCTAATGGTACTTCTACTGAGCATTTCTTTCTTGACATAATGCGCTCCTTAATGTAAGATAAATATTAAGCAGGGACAAATCATGAATGCTCCCATGACCGAATTAGTTACTCGCTATAACCAATTCTTACCTGCTATTATTATTTATCAGTTACGAATTTCTTAATTCTAATCTCCTCATTACCTCACTATAAAACTTGGTATAGATGAGTTTATATTTCTCTGGATAGTTATCTTTATTCTTTTGAAAGAACGGTCTACGTTTAATGAATTCCTTAAGCCTAAAATTAACATTATTCTTTCGTGTGTCATCTTCTCCTAATAGAAAGTTCTCTACTTCATCTCTTATTAATTGTTCCATCTCTATAGGAGACAATTCGTAAACTTCGTGTTTCTGTAATAATTTGTGATCCTTGCCAAGCTTCATCTTATAATCAATCATATGCCCTAATTCATGTTGTATTGTCTTGTGCAAAATAAACAAAAAATCAGTTTTATCTTGTTCTGTGACATTATGTTTAGATATAAATGAATTTGACTCCAAATTATTCAAAAAATAATGTATGATGTTATTATGATAAGTGTATCTCCCAAATTCTTTTGGATATTTATCTTCCTCTAAAAATACAACAAAAAACGATTTGTCATCAAAAAACTTTTTATATTTGTCAGGTAATGATGATCTCTTCGCATACCAAGTAAAAAAATTCAAATTTTGGTCTTCGTCTTTATAATGAGCCACAGAGTTATAACGTTTATAATTATTAGACTCTTCTACCAAAAAGTTTCTTTTCTTTCCGTTAAATTTTTTAGATAAATCCAACAAAAGAATGTTCATCACAGAGCTAAGTAATTCTTCTGGTACTCTTAATATCCCTTCTTCTAACCATTGTTTATAAGTTTTCATTTTCCTTCTTCCGCTGGAGTTCCACCAAAGTCACCAACACTTGCTGGTTTCTCTTCTTCAGTAGGAGGAGTTTCTTCAGGAACGTTACTTTGTCCCTGTGGAGCAGCTACCTCTTCTCCACCGAACGATGATACCCCCTCTTCCTCTGGCGCTACTTCGGTTCCCATTCCCATATCACCCTCATCACCAATAACAACACCACCTAGTTTTTCTTCTAGTTTGATTTGTTTCTGTTGTTCTTTAATTTCTTCCTCAGTCATATTAAGAATATTTTTATAGACATATTCTTGGCTATAGTATTTCCCCTTACCAACATATTCTTTAATCAATCCTAATAATTCCAACTTCCCTCTAATACGTTCTAATGAGCTAATTTCTTCAAAATAAGAATCCTTTGCCCATTCAAATTTAATATTGTTTTCTATCTCGTAGAAATCATCAAGATCAACAATACCTTTTAATGATAAGTGTTTCTTGAGCATAGGAATAAACAAACCACGACCGAATTTATCCCTAAGATTATTAATAAATTTAGAGAATCTTAATTCTTCGCGATTAATCTCTTTAGCGTTATCACCAAAACTAATACTCGATGCACCAGCTACATCAAAACGACCAAAGGGAACAATTAAGGCTTTGAGTAGATTTCTTTTATAATATTCCATATTACCAACAAGATCAGTTAAAGCTGTTCCTGCTTGTACAGATTCAATGTCTACCCCTCTCCCATCATCGCTACTAGCAGACCAAAAATCTTCTGTAATGGTCATAACATCTTTTTTCTGTATAATCGATCCTGTTGCTCTGTCATATACAACACGATTTTTAAACTTATTCATCATCTCCTTAGCATGAGCATCAGCTTTAGTGGGGGGCAATTTACCAGTTTTGACTTTAAAGTGTCTACGTTCAATAGAACGAGTCAAAGAATATATAACTGTTCCGTCTTCTAATTGTCTAAGTTGATTGTAAGCTATAATAGCTCTATGAAGATGACTAATATAGAAGGTGTCACTAGGGTCCTTTTTCCCACTAGGAGTAAAGTTTATGTGATCATCGGGAATAATAAAACCCGCATACTTGTCATCGTAAGAAACACCAGTGCCAAACTTCCTGTTTTTTTCTACTTTGTAGATATAATATTGTTTCCCATCAGAAGTTTTAATTCTCTCTAGATTATAAGGAGATAATATATTGAATCCGACAATGCCATCCGTTGCATCTTTTACATTGTAAATGTTTTGAGTATATAACCTTCCATCAACATACCATTGGTAAAAATACTCATCACCCATATGAGTGAAATCCATTACATTAAGTAGGTCTTTAAATTCCTTTACTATTTGTTCCTTTGTATCTTCTGCTAACTCAGTATCCTCAAGAGAAATACTTACTATATCATCCTCAGTTTTAATAATAGCTTCATTAACAATCTCGTTAATTGCATCAGCAACATCAGCTTGATTAGCCATTTCACGGTAATTATTAATGATAGATTTAATATCATTACCGTTATCAGTTCCATAACTACCATAACTGATTAATCCACCAGTAGCGTTAGTTAGATTTTCGACTCTTCTATTTTCTGTCTCAGCTTCGAATCTTGATAAATCAACAATCCCTTGATTAGGATCTATAGGTTTAGCTAAATCAGCTTGTCTTTCAGTATTAAAAAGTCTTCTAACAAAATCAAAACCAGCCATATTATATTCCTTTAATAGTCTTATTCATTATAAGATTATTTATCTCTTCCTTAGTGTACACTTTTACGTCTTTATTTGGATTTCTATTCTTGAGATTATAAGTAACGAACAATTCTTTGTTATGAAAGATTCTTCTACTCATATTTGTATCTTTAGCTACTGAAGCTATATACTCATAAATAGGGACTTCCTTTAAAATAGCATTTAAAAGAACATCCCTAAAAGAATAGATGGCATCATTAATTATTATATTCGCTTCTCTGTTTACATAATTTAAATTTATACCAAATAAACCACCCTTGATTGGACCCATGATATAAAATAATTTTGGAATATGGTCATTTCTTTTTGACTCGCTAATATAATAAAACTCTATGACATCGCCTATTTGTATCTTAGGTAATTTCTTAGGTTTTATTATTGGAGGAAGGGATTCTCTAATTCCCTCAAAAAGATAATCGGTGTTGTCTACCATTGTCTGTGTTTATAAATCTCTTTCTGTTAATATAATAAATTTCATATTATTTCGTTTTGCAAATTCTTCCGCAGCAAGCCACTTAGATTCGTTCTTAGCATAAGTCAAGTGCTCATTAAGTAATGTTCTCTGAGTCTTCTTAGCACTATTTCTAGGTTTGTGTGTCTGACTATATGGTTTAATCTCAATTAAGAATTTTTCACCCTTAATCGTTTCAACATAAAAATCAGGATAATACCTATGTGGTTTCTTATCTAATAATTGTCTCTTACCATTAACTTCTGTTGTTATTATATAAGGGATACAAATTTCTTCGCTGTTCCAGAATTTAACTCTAGGATCATTATCTAATTTTTTGGCATAATTCAGCTCCCAACTGCTACGCATAAGAATATTCTTATAATCACCCAAATATTTCTTAGGGTTAAGAGGAATAAATTTAGTAATCTTAGGAAATCCTTTACTCATTATTTACTAATTATCTCTCTGCTACCAATGGTGTTATTTTTTATATGAAGTTGTAACATCTCACACCAAGGATTACCGCTAGGAGGAATCCCGATAGCGTCAACTCTCCTCAATCTAGCCTTAATGTGTCCAGCAATGCGACCATCAAGAAAGGGTACTGTGGCTATCGAAAATATTAAATGACTTCTAATAGGAGTATTAGCTGGTATTAATAATTCTGGAGAAGTTATTACAGAAGAACTCAACACTCCATGAACATTAGTCCATCCCCATTCTATTTCAAATTTGAGATAAGTATTCGTCACATCCTGAGAACCAGTATAAACATGAATATGGAAATATCCGTCTGTTCCTTGTTCCCATGAATGAATTAATTCTTGCCCCTCACAAACAGAATAATCGTTAATTTGCCACTGAGGAGCAGATAGATTTCCTACTATATTAGTTATGACTGGAATATTTGGTCCTATGGTTCTAATGATGATAGGAAAATCTATATCCGTATAACCACAACCATTTCCAGCGAAAGTTAAAAATCCGTTATCATTAAAATTAGCATAATCGGGATTACTACCAAAGGTAGCTGTGGTCGATAAAATAGATTCAAACTGTGGACTAGCTGTAGTTCTTAAATCTTGTCCTATCCAATTATTTTGGTCTTGGGTTACATGATAATATTCTGATAAGGTTCCACCCTGCAAACCCTTAATATCATTATGAAGTTCGTTTAATTCATGTTCAATAGTAATTTCTTCTAATGTCTTACTCTCATCAAAGGTGGTATTATAGGTGCGGTAACAATAGATTAATCCTATAGAGCCTGATACAGGTTGACCACTAAGCTGATAACTAAAGCTACTGATAGAGTTATTAACCAAAATCGCTGTAATCGGATTACCTTGCGAGTCTTCAGGTATTTCGATTGTTGGGTAGCCATCCGAACCAAGCTCTGTGGTGAGGATATCAATTCCTTCCCTCCAGTTGTCTTCGACAAATTCTCCATTTGAGACGACACTAATTGTCCCTGACGTTGTGCTAATTGCTTCAAACCACGTTGCCCTGACATAGAATTTGCCTTTCAAGTTTCCAACATTGATTTTATATGTGGTTCCATCTTGGACTACTGGAACATAACCATCATCGGTTATTGTATTAGTTATTTCTGGTAATCCTGAAATTTTCATTTATGACTTTCCTTCTTCTACTTCTAATGGTTCGTTTAACTCTGTCAATAACAATTCATTATTTTCTGTCTCTAAGAAATTACCAATTAATGCTAATCGTAATTGCCTATACTTAGTCAGATAATAATGAGGGTACTTAAACTTATCAAAGAAGTTACACGACATATCACATTGCCTGTTGATAAACAGTGATTGATTGTGTAGTAGAAATATTTTCTATCATGATAGTGTCGATATGATGAGTGATATAACAAAACTCGGTAGTCTCAGGAACACTACTACTGTAAGTTCCATTATAAATAGTCACATTAACATCACCTGTTGGAATTAATCGAATAACACTTATGTCTGTGGTGTTTATACTAGTGGTAGCACCAGTACTCAACACATAAATGTTGCCCTTCTCAGGTCTAGGAGCTAAACCCTGATAAGCTTCACCAGCGTCATCCCTCGTTAAAAATTTTCTAAGATAACTCATTATGCTTTGATCTGACATATGATTAATCCTTTTTACTATTATTTATCTATATTATGTGTTAATTTCGTTAGCAATCTTTTTCTCTCTTCTTGTTGTAATTTTTCTTGATATTCTCTCGCTTCATTTAGATACTTATTAGCTATATACCATTTAGGAGGTTCTGTTATCTTGTATATTACATCATAAAAATCAAATAACTTCTCGTGTATCCAATAACAAATATTACTAAGACCTTCGAACATAATTGGTGTTAAAATGAATGGTAATCTCAAAATATACACAGGCATCATAAATAAATTATACTTAAGTTTAAGTTGTTTCAACAAAGTAAGATTTTTCCAATTCACATATAATTTCATAATTTAACCTCTGTTATAGAATATTTACTTTTAGCCTTATCATAAATATCGATACGTTCTAATGCGTGTTTATAACTAAAATTCTTACCAGTGATATCATCAACGATATCAATAAACTTGGAAGTATTCTTCCCCTCAAATTTTCTAAGTATTCTACCTATGCTCTGAAATAACTTAATGCGAGATTTAGAATTTTGAGCAAACACCAAATACTCTAATGACTTAATGTTAATCCCCGTTGAGACGATTTGATTTGATCCAAATAAGACCACATCAGTTTCGGTGTCAATAATCTGTCTGATTCTTTCTCGTTCTTCTTTGGTCACACTACCGTGAATAAGGTAAACTTTCTTACTAGTATATTTATCAGCTAGTTCAGCTAAGTGTTCACCATACTCAACATTCTTAAATAAGACTAATGTATTCCCTTTGGTATTTTTAACTAACTGAAGAATTTTCTTAGTTCTCAATTTACAGTCACGTAAATATTCAGATTCGTAATTATAATAAGCTAATTGTAATTCCTTCTTAGGAACACCATCAGGAAATTTTACTTCTAATTGTTTCTTAATCTCCTTTAATGAGTTTTTAAATTTCTTCTTCTCTTCGTCTGGATATTTTAAAACTAACATCTTAATATTATAATCAGTGAGGATACCTTTATCGATTAAGAGATTAGTATCTATGTCCTCATTTGTATTTCTATCTGTGACGCACAGAATAGGGCCAAATAAGGCTTCTAGTTGTTCCTTCTTAATCTTATCGCCTGAAAGGGTTCCAGTCATTCCTAGCTTAATTTTGGCATTCCTACAGCTAGAAATAATATTAGCTAATTCCTTGCCTGATTCTGCTGTGTGAATTTCATCGACCAATATAGCGTCATAAACATTTAGTGCTTCTTTATCGGTCTTGAGAATAGAAGACAAACTTTGCCAAGTACTTATAACAATCTTCTTATTGGTAATCTTATCTTGACCAGCATAAATTTTGTGGATAAGATCTTTATAGGTGGGAATATTTTTAGCATAATCTAAGAAATCATATTCCATTTGATTAACTAAGTTAACGGTAGGAACTATGATGAGGATTTTCTTAAACCCACTAATGATACATTGATTAGTGACTAAGAATTGTGCGAAGGATTTACCAGCACCAGTAGGTAGGAGTATAATGTTTTTGTTATTCTTGAAGGTCATCAAGGCAGCATCAATTTGATAATCAAGTTGATCTTGATTCATTGTGTTGGTGTCAACTTTGAGTCTATCTGAGATTAATGAACGTAACGATTCATCTGTCACATCATAATTATAATGTATGTCTCCTTCTACCTTATATTCGTATTCTTCTCTTTCTAATAATTCTATTAGTTTAGAATAGCAACCTGCTGGAATTTCTCCAGTAATCGCGTTAACTAATCTAATTTTACCATCCCACATCTTTTTCTTAAACTTGGGGCTAAAAAAATACTTATCAGCGTAAAATGTAAAGTTTTCGCTAATGTTCTTTAGTTCGCTCAATTCACAATCGAGTTTCAAATAAGATTCATTTATTTTTCGGATAGTTATCAAAGTAAACTCCATAGTTAAGTTTACTTTTATTTATCCCAATCAAAACTTAATAACTATTCTGACTTCTCTATAAGATTTATCGTCACCCCAAATATCATCATGTTTAGTTAATCCTTCTGGTATGGTATAAATTTCCTTGATTCCATATTTTTCTGGGTCATCAAAGAACTTCTTCCATATGCTAAATGAATTCATTGTTTGTCTGTAGCCTGACATAATATAAGCATTAAAATGTTTACTAGCCATCATATACATTTTGTGTAGCACATTAGGATGATCGGTTTCAAATTTTTTAATTAACGAAGGTATTAAGAATTTCTTACCCTTAGTGGTATGAGACTCAAAATCTACAGCCGCTACAATTGTCTCGTCCTTATAATAAAAGAAAGTCGCCTCAAATAATTTAGGTATCTGAAATATTTCTGGATCATCTGTTGGAATAATTTTTTTATCAGCAATGGCTAATTTAATAGGATTGTGTAAATATTTTTCCACGTAATCGTCGTTGACTTCATCTACAACAATTTGTGGTGATTCTCTTAATATATGATTCCACTTTATTTTATATTTCATGTCCTACTCCTTATTTCATTAATAATATCAATAACTTATACACCGTTGAGGTACGAAAGATACCCTAGAATCGATTTAACATCCTGACTCATGTAGTTAACTTTTTTAATTGTCATGTCAAGACAGCTTACTAACAATTTAAGTTTCTCTACCTTAAGATTTTGTTCAATATATTTTTCGTCAGCTAATAAATGAAATTGTACTTCTTTCTTATCTAATGTGTATTCGTAACATTCAGAACTCACACCATTATAGTAATGATAGAGATCACGATAGACAACATTTAACTTTTGCTCTTCTTTGATAAGTTTATTCTTGTACTCAAAGAAGAGGCGCAAATATTTACTATGATAGTTAGGAATTTTGTAAAGTTTATCTTGTAAGTTACTCTGGTTCAATGTTAAGTCATCATCAATCATTTGCATCAATTCATCAATAGTCATAATCAATCCTTTATGTTTTTAAGTTTCTGAAACTCAATTCTCTTCTCATGAGCGTCTGGAACTAGTAGTAAATGCTTATACTGATCCTTTATCTCAACGTAAAATTTGTTAATACCTATTCTATATTTTTCTGGTTTCTTTTCTTTAAGAGCTTTGAAGAATTTTGACCTTCTTATATAAGACTTCAAGGCATCATCTAATACCTTACTCTTATTCTCAATATTTGGATCACTGATAGTGTTAGAATATATTTCATTGAAATCGTCAACGCTTGACACAACTAACGCTTCAAATTCTTTACTCTTTAAATAATACTCGTCATACTCGTCATCTTTTCTAGGGAAGAATAAATTTTCAATGCAATGAGAAACTTCGTGTCTAATAATTCTTTTTATACTTTTTACATATGATTCAAATTTATCAACACTGTTTATAGTAATTGTCTGTTCATTTTTTAAGTAGAACAAAATTAAATTTTTATCAATAACTTCTGCTACATCTTCTGTTTCATCGCCTTCCAATATAGATAATCTTATGTCTATATATTGTCCTAATTTTTTTCTATCCTTTAAATATTTATAGCCATCTGTGTTTATTTTGAAAATTATTTCTGAGTCATTTTTTGTTTCTTCTATATCAGTGTCAACGTTCAATTTATCTAATTC